TATATCAACAGCTTGTGCTTGTACCTTGGTCGTTTTGAATGACGCAAACAGTACCACTATTACCGATAGAAATAATTTTAAGCCAGTCATTATCTAATGTGCTTGATTGTGTTATGTTAAATGTTCTGCTATTACCAGTTTGATCTAAGTAAAAGTAACCACCTGCATAACCAGATCCAGTAAAGTTTAATGTATTACTATCACCGTCTACGTCTACATAACTTGTTCCACCATCATAATTTATATCAAAATCAAAAGTGTTGCCGTCACCCTGTATTATCCAATCTAAATCAAGAGTTGCTGCTAAGGCACTTGTCCCGTGGTCTAAAGTAAAGGTATTTGTACTACCAGTAACATCAACATTATAGTTTGAACTATCAATACCATAAGTATTTGTTGGGTCGCCTTGTATAGTAAACGTATTACTATCTCCATCAAATTCAAAAAAGCCTGTAATGGTATCACCCAATATATCACCTAGAAATTTGTTGGAATCACCTATCTGGTTTATATCTAGAGTCATTGTAACACCATCTAAATCTAATGCTGTTAATGTACCTGCAACAGAATTAAGACCACCAATAATGTTACCTGAACCTAGTTGTTCAAGATCGATATTAGCAGTAGCACCACTTTGATCTACATATATTTCATTATCAGCCGCGTATGTTGTCAACGCAGTCAGCGTCACAATCAGGCTTATCAATCTTAATTGATTCATTCTTTTTCTCCCAGAAACCTTTATCATAACCTATTTTTACTATTTGCAAAACTGCCTCCTCTATAGCCCTTTGTAGTGCTAATGTAGTAGGTTCATTTTCTGCATCACCCATTTCTATTTCTACTAACTCCGTACCAGCTTCAATAAACTTAAAAACATCTTGTGATTGACCATAGCTAAAAACTTGTTTACTTACTAAAACATCTATTAAAACTTCACCAGTGGCTATAGATACCATTCTTAGAGCTACGGTTATATTGTCAATTCTATATTGTTTACTACTACTAATACCTAAATATCTAGCACCTATACCGCCACTTTTAATATTAGAGTCATAACCTAATACTGCTCCCTCCATAAGTACACCAGCAAATAACAACGGCATGATAGGTTTTGGACCGTCTGTGCTTTCGTTTTGTTCTCTTGCAGAACGTATAAGTTGTCTTTCTTTTGTAAGATTATCAAGCCCAACTCTTTCAGCTACTCTAAAAAACTTACCGTTTGCCGTATGTTTTAAACTTCTAATTAACAGGTGCCCTGGTGCTTGCGTTAATGCGGTAGAAAATAAAGCAAATTCACTATTGCTTTTTCGTTGACCTGTTTGATCTGTAAAGCTATTTGGATAAACCGCAACAACGATTGGTATTTTTGGCTCAGCTACTTCTAACAGATCTTTTGATTGTATTTGTAAAATATTTGGTAAAGATTTACCTTGTCTTAAATTTTCGTCAATAGGATTAATACTACAACTAGAAAGAAAAATCGCCAATAGGAAGCTGTATTTCTGTAACATTACCGTTTTCATCCGTAATAATAAGAGTGATAACTCCATCTTCAATACTATATTGAATAGTGTTTCCCTCGAGTGTTAAAGTTCCCTCTGTGCTTGGTGTCTCACCAAATAAATTTTCTACAAGCTGTCTTGATAGTTGAGCATATATACGTGATTCTAAATTACGAATAAACCTTGCTAATGTTGTATTTTCTTTATCTCTTTCTAGCTGTTCTTGTATAGCTTTTATTTCTTCTTTAATACTCATTTTTCTATTAAACTCTTGGTTTTCTATAGTCAAATAATGTGAAGAGGTATTAATGCCACTAAAAGATGGGTTTTTAAATTTATGCGTGATCGTATCTGCTTGTAAATTTACAACAATAATTCCACAAAATAATACAAAACCTATAAAAACAATAGTTAAAGTAAGTCTATATCTTTCTAATTCTTCTTTATCAATCTTTTCTTTGGTCATCTCTATCTGCTTTAGCTATTTTATTGCTATCTATTAACTGTGGCACACCTAATATTGTTTTTATAAGAGTATCTTGTCTGATGATTTCGTTATCTAAACTGCGTATTCTATCTATTAATGCTACTAAAATACCATGTTGCGAGTCAAGTTTGGTGCCTAATCGTTCTTCAATAGCTGCAATTTGACCCTCAACTTTTTCATCAACGGTATCTAATTTTGTCTCCATACCGTCAACAATACGCATTATTAATTTATAAATAAACCACCCTAGACCAAGAGCAGCTGCTATGGGAAATCCAACCTCTTGTATTAGTGTGACTACTGACTCCATTAGTAATCACCCCAAACTTTTGTTTTTTTGCCTCCGTTGTACTCAACTGCATGACCTTCTTTTATTAATACTTGGCATATATCTCTGCCATCTTCAGTATATGGTATACCTAGAATACGACCATACTTGCCTTTACCTAATGACTTGACTTTAATATCGCCAATACAAAGTTCTTGTAACCTTGATTTAGCAGCAAGGCCGAGTTTTTTTTCTGCAAGATCCCTTGTTCTACTTTCTGGTGTATCTATTCCTGCTAACCTAACACGTTGTTTATGAAGTTTTACATCAAATCCAAGATCAAGACAACAATCAAAGGTGTCACCATCAACAATACGTTCTAGGGTAGCGTTATAAACAAACGCATCAGGTGATTTAGCCATTACTTTTTAGATGTTTTTTTGACTCTTTTTGTGGTCCAAGCTTCATTTACATCTGGTGTAGATTTATCGTCAGCTACATAATGACCTTTTTTGTTACGTGTTCTAACTTTTACTTCTTCTGTATTAGTCAAATTTCCCCATAATCTTTTTAAAAAACTCATTTAATTCTCCTTTATTTAATTTGTATTCAAAGTTAAATATTATTATAGTGCAAAAACTCCTTATCGCAATCTTACTGAATAAAATTGAACCATCCTGTAATTATATATTTTTCTTGGTTTTGAGATATTTGTCCCCTATGAGCGTGTGTCCAACCCGCAGGAAAAATTATTGTTGAGCCTTTTGTAGCCTTAGTAATACAATCTTGATATAAAAATTCTGTGCCTCCATTTTCAACATTATTTAAATACGTGTTAAAAACTAAGTGTCTATTTACAACATTAGGATCACCGTCATTCTCAATATGCCATTTATAAAAACCCCAGCCCTTATCATAATATTGTATTTTAGTGCCATGATTTATACCGTAAAATGCTACTTCGTTAGCAAATTTATACTCTGAGGTATATTGTTTTACACAGTTTAATAACTCATCTTTATACAAAAATTTTGTAAGCTCTTCAGGTGCTATCATAATTTCTAATGATTTTTTTATACCTTCATCTAACTTACCATTACCAACAAGACCTAATTCTGCTTTAGATTTATTTTTATGCCAATAATCTAAAAGCTCATCAACAGCTTCTTCACTTATTTGATATTGTCCTATAAAGTTCATGTTTTAAAGTAAGACGGTAATCCAATAATAGATCTTCCATCAAACTTATTTTTTTGAGCATCTTTGCCACTTGCATCGTTGTAGTGTAAAAAAACTTGTCCGCAATTTTCACCTGTAAACGGTTCACGCCAATGCTCTAATTCGCAACCACGGTACATAAGCATATCTCCTGGTTTTAAATTTACTTTAATATCAGGTTCTAAAAATATAGGCCAATCATCGCCACCTAAATTCATGGTCGTAGATATTTCACAAGAATATCTATCTTTGTGTCTTTTTAACTCATCACCTTTTTTATATATTCTTGCATAAGAATAAGTTTCAATAAGTTTGGTTTCTGATTTCTTTTCCATGATCGGTTTTACTTGTTGTAATAAAGTTTCCATAACTATATCAGCATAGTGTGAATATGTTTCTGGTACTTGCGAGTCATTCCAAACTCCAAAGTATTCAGTAAACGGTGATATATATTTTTCATCAAACAAATATTTTGCTACTGCTCGTTTATTCAAAAAGTATTGATAGCAAAAATCTGCTAATTCTTTTGATATAGCACCTTTTATTAGTTGGTATCCATTTTTTTTAAAACTCATTAGTAACTCCTATTGAAAATTTGCAACCATAACTATTCTTTTTTCATGTTTGCCAGGACATTCTTGATAATGTGTATGCTTACCGTCAAACATAATTACATTATCTTCTTTTGGATTTGAATAAAATTTTTGTTGATCTTCACTTAAAACTATAGTTCTGCCTTGTGTGAAACGATTTAAATAAACAATAACAACCTTATGTGGTAAGTTTGAGTCTATATGTGGCACACTTTCTTTTATTTTGCTATGTAATGTTAAATTAATATTCATTCGATACATAACTTCAAAATTTATATTATTACAATCTAATATTTCTTTTAAAATAAAATAACAATTCAAAAAATAATCAGAGTTGCTTTCAGGTATAGCTGGATATTTTCTACCTTCTATTTCATGCACTGGTCTACCCAACAGACCATGACTAAAAAAACTCATATCTTCGTTTTCTGGCTGTGTTGTTTTTTCGTGATAAAACCAAGGAAAATAAGGAGTTAATACTAATTTTTTTAGATTTTTATAATCCTCAGTCAAAGGATTTTTTAATTCAGTAATCATCTAAATGGGTATCCTATATTCCAACATACTAAAGAATGTCTTGTTCCTCTTGTTACTGGTTTTACCCTATGCCAAACAAAAGAAGGAAAAACAATCACACTTCCTTTTTGTCTTATTTCTTCACATATTCTTGGCTGTGAACCTTCGTCTGTATTTCTAAAATCAAACTCCAAATCTCCACCTTCGTATTCTTCAGGGTTAGTAAGTGATACCGTCATGCTTAATTTTCTTAATTTACCATGCCTGTTAGGGTTTTTTGGGTCGTCATAAGGCTCTTCGTATGAGTCACAATGCCAATCATAAAATTGTCCTTTTTTGTATTCAGTAAATTGACAAGGTTCTGACCAATCCCATTCAAAATTCCAATTTGCACTAGCATTAGCTTGATGAATATAGGGTTGAATTTCATTATATATCCACCTATCACTCATCCATACAATGTCTGATTTGCGTTTTTTTTGTATGTTTTTTAGTTGTAATTCTGTAAGTTCTTTTTGATTATTGTTTCCTGTAATAGCTATATGTTTATTTTGTTCTTGGCCGTAACGCACTATGTCGTCACATATTTTTTCTGGTATGGCAGATTTAAAATACCAATAGTACCATTTAAGATTCATATTGTTTTCCTATGTTTTTATACTTTTCTATAACAGAGGGTAATAAAAAATCTTCTATTGGATAGGATTTCTTTTCTATTTTGTCTGTTCTTATTGTGTGTAAATCTACATCACCAAAAATAGAATCATTATATTGTATGCCTTGTATTTTAAATTGTTTTAAATTTGTAAAACTGTGTGTGTATTTGGGAATTTTAAAGAACTTATAAATAGAGTTTATAACTTGTTGTGGATTACTGACAATCTCATCATAACTTATTAATAAATGCTCGTAATTTTTTTGTATAAAAGGCATTTGATGTATCACATTACCTAAAACACCTGTTTCTATATTCATGTAATGATCTGCTGCTTTATCACTATCTCCTTTATCAATTTTATAAGCTTTTAACAAGGATGCCAAACACTCTAGTGGATTTCTATATATAATTAAAAACTTGATTTTTTTATCAAAGTATTCTTCAAGTAATTCTAAGTTTCCTTCTGATCCCCAATTTGATCTGTTGATAACATATTTTGTACCAAATGTTTCAGAGTAAGTGTAAAAAGTTTTTTTAATTACATTGTCTAAAGAGTGGTGATGAGGAAAATTTTGGTGTTGAGATAATTTTAAATTTTTTTGATTTTTTATATAATCAAGCTGGTAAATAATTTCTGTAAGAGGACTATTAGCTGTAAAGGTAATATCAGGATTTTGATTTAGAATACTGCCTAATAAAGTATTACCTGCACGTTGTAAGCTAATACAAAAATATAACTCCATTAGTGGTGTTACTTAATACCAGTTGCCACCTGCTTTTTTTATTTTAGTGACCTCTCTTATATTCCAAACACTTGATGCAACTAAACTACCTTTTGGATCATTAACAGCAACAAATCCTGAACCACCAGCCGCACCTGTCCATGAAGTACCTGGTTGAGGGCCATAAGCACCACCGCCCCCACCGCCACCTTTATTAGTAGCACCAGCTGTTGATGCTAAAGCTGCATCAGAGCCACTCCCATATCCTGTTCCACCAGTACCTCCAGGGCCAGGAGCACCACCTTTGTCATTAGGAGATGAAAGACCGCTATCGCCTGCTGCTCCGCCCCCACCGTCTGCTCTAGCTACTGGAGAACCTGTAATAGAAGATGTCACGCCTTGTCCACCTCTGCCTCCAATAACATTATCAGGATTACCTTTTTGACCAGCTTCACCTGCTCCACCACCACCTACAGCACAACCATAGTTTGATGATGGGTTTCTAGCACCTCCACCTGGATAACCTTGATTAGCTGTTCCTGCACCTGCAAAGCTTCCGTCAGGTTTATTACCAACGCCATACCAAATACCAGAACCTCCACCTGAACCTCCGTCTTGTCCAAGTTGACTACCACCTGCGGGGTTTCCTGCTGCTGGTCCAATATAAGCAAACCTATTGCCGCCTGACCCACCGCCTTCAGAGGTTATAGGCCCAAAACTAGAATCTGATCCTTTATTCCATGTGTTATGTGCACCAACAGCTGCTCCTCCTGCTCCAACTGTAACAGGTATTGTTGAGCCTGCGGTAATTGATAAAGCTGGTTCTGCCGAAGCTCCACCACCAGATGCTTCGCCTGGTGTAGATGATCTGTAGCCACCAGCTCCTCCACCCCCACCAAAGAATCCGCCTGCACCACCACCAGCTAACACTAGATAAGTTACAGAAGTTGTTGCAGGTGGAGCTACAAAGTTACCACTAGAATTAAAAGATGTTACAACTGCACCAAAAGTTGATGTTTGTGTTGCTCCCACTAATGGTGTTCTTTCATTTTTTGTTATAGACATATTATTAAACCTCGTTCCATTGTAAATTAGTAGCGTCCCAAACGTAATCAGTTTCTGTTACAGGGTCAGTGCTGTCATCAAATGTTTTACCTATCCATCTTTGGTTAGTTTCATCCCATGTTGCGTTAGCTCTAAGACCTCCTATATCAACTGTATTAGGATAAGTTACTGGGGCTTTCCAATCATCATTTGAGTCTAAAGACCAAGACGGAAAAGGTTGAGGCTGTAAAAATTTGTTTTTAGAACTATCATAAGTAAAATCTATACCTGCAAATTGTTTTCTAAAATTATGATTATAAGAAGTTTGCTTCCAAGCAACACCATTTTTTGAGTGTGGGACAATAGATGCTACAAATGTTTCTGCGTCTGCGTGAAGATCACCGCCGTTAGCATTTACCTCTTCGTTGGATATTACTAAAACTCTTATTACTTTATTATTGCTGTCAAGTTCTGCAAAGTGAGCCATATCTTAACCCCTTACGCATCATCTAAAATTTCACCAGATATTGTGTATGTTAAATCACTATTTGCACTAGCTTGTACTCGCAACAAATCTGTTTCATCTAGGTATAATTGAGAGTTTTTATCTATGACTACCAACGTTGAATCTGCGGGAACTGAAACTGTAGATGCAATAGCATAATAGTTAGATCCATTATCTGTTGATATTTGTATAGTTATATCCGCAGCACTAGAACCATCTATGTTTGCTATTACAATAGTGTTAATTTTATGACACTTATCAGATGCTACATCTATAACGTCTACAGCAGAGGTTGTAACAGCTCCATTAATTGTAAATGGGGTTACACTGGTTACGTTTACTAAATTTGGGGTTGCCATAATTGTCTCCTATATTATCCGAATATTAAACCAAAAGCTATAGCTCTACCATTAGTTGCTACTCGGCTTGAATTTTCTGTTATGTTTCCTGTTGATGCAATAGCACCTGTAACTGTTGCATCTCCACCTATAGACACATCATCTGTTACTGTTAAATCATCCTCTACTTTTAAATCTACTACATTAAGACTAGCAAAAGCATCTACTACTGCTGCTCCAGAACCTGCTCCATCTGAATAAACTGCTTTAGTATCTCCAGCAGGTATAGTTATATTAGCACCACTACCTTGTGAAATAATTATATTTTGCGATCCAGATGTTGCATTTTCTATAAACCAAAGTTTGGATACTGTGTTTGGACCAATAGTAATAGTACACGCTGAATCAAGCGTACCTGTGTATTTTAAATAAATAGATCTTCCAGGATCAGTTGATCCGTCTGCAATAGTTGTAGTGTGAGTATCAGCATTTGTTGTTATGCCCTCTGTACCAAAACTGAATGCCTCTGCGATAAGCTCTAGGTTAGTATTTGTAGATGTCCCCCAGGTACCAGATTCGTCACCTGTAGCTATTTCTTTTAACCTTAAATCATTTACATAAGTTGCCATGTTTTTCTCCGATCAAATTTATTATAAGTTGTTTTTTCATAAAAGTTAAGCCACCTCTACCCAATTTGGTGTTTGTGAATCATCTATTTTAGACCAAACTAAAACATCATTAAGAAATCCAGTTGCTTCTAGGCCTGTTACAGACGTGTTTGCGTCAGCTGTAGTAGTAATTGTACCAAGACTAGAGGTGACAGAAAGACCATCTACACTAACTCTAGCATTATGATGTACGGTAATAGATCCTAGGGCAGATGTGCCAGCAAGTCCAGATATTACTACATTAGCCTCTCCATCTACATCTACACTTACACTACCAAGAGTGGCTACTGCACCTGCGACTACGACTATGGCTTGAGCATTAACACCTGCTGTAGGTGCTCCTGCTGTAGCAGAGACACCAATAATTCCAAATCTACCAGCAGCGTCAATAGCAACAGCACTAACTGTTGCAGTTGCTGCACTAGGTGCTGTAAGTGTAACTGGTATAGGTTCGCCCCAGGCACCTTCATTCCAAGTACCTCGACCCCAACCAGTAATATTAGCCATCTTAGGCTAGATTAAGCTATTCTGATTATAGCTGTACTGGCTGCTGCTGCTGGAAAAACTACTGTAAAATCACCTGCGGTCGAAGTTTTATCGCCACCAAAGTCAATTGTAGCTACAGACTTATTACTATCAGATGAGTTGTAAATCATACAACCTCTAGCTGTAACAGTTGCTGTTCCAAAAGTTAAATCAGCAAAATCAGTAAACCCTGTAGTACCACTAGATGTAGGATCTACTCTAGTTAAACTGTTTCCACCAGATGAATAATTAGTACCACTTACTTCATTTGTTGTTGTAAATGCCGTTGTAGTGGCCCCTAATGTAGCTGAGCTTGTATATAAAGCTAGTTTAAAAGTATCTCCACCTGAGTTTTTAAAGTTGTGCACAGCTTCAAGAAGTTCTTTTTTAAAGCTAGTGGTTAATGTTGATGTAATAGCCATATCAAATCCTTTTAATTATATTTGCTAACTCTGTATCTCCTTGTTTCACAAAGTCTTGTATCAAAGTAGCTTTATAGGATTTTAACGCATTTTTTATATAAATCAAACAAACCTTATAAATTAGTTCTTTATAGGCTCTAGCTTGTTCTTTAATATAAGGATCTTCACTATCGCTAGTGCTAACTATTTTTTCAGTTAATCTTTCTGCCCAAAACTCAGGCGGATGACCGCCATGATTGCTTGTTTTAGCCTCTATAACGCCTAGTCCTGGCATACCTGCTGGTGTTATTTTATCTACCATTTTTTTGGTTCTGCTGGTCTTAAAATATCATCTTTGCCAATACTTTTTATGTTTTCACTTTTAAGATGTGCGTCAGTCCTATCTACCAATACAGGCTCTTGTTTCTTTTTGACAATATCTAAAGTATCAATTCTTTCTAATTTTATACCGTCTTCGCCAACTAAAATAATGTAAGGATTTTTTAACCTATGGTATCCATATAGTTTTTGTTCTGCTGGCACGTCTGTATCTAGCAAACTTGAGCTATGTGCAACTTCTACCTGCATACCTGATTCTATACACTTAGCTAACCAAAATTCTACACATCCTCTACCCGCTTCAGCAAAGTGTAAATTTCCTTTATAAGAAAAATCTATACCAAACATTTTTAAATTAGCTACCTCGTTCCAATAAGCAAAAGCTATTGCGTATGCAACTGTATTATTTAAATAATGGCAATTTGAAAACTGTACGACTTCTTCTAATGGGTATTCTACAAGACCTGGGCAACGATCATCTAATTCACATGTATATATTGGACCTTGATGTTTTTGTAACATATCAGCCATACTTTTAGTTTGACCGCCTGCATCATCTGTGTCTAAAAATCTGGACGCAGGATCCATCATAAATACTCTATCGTGGTAAACCACTGTTCCTACAGCATTTATAACCCACACTTCATCAAAATGAACTCCGTGTGATTTAGCCATATTATAATCAAACCAGCTTTTACCCATGCCAACTATGGCAACTGATTTACCTTTCAGATTTTTTATTTTTTCCATATTTTTTTATGATACCGTTGTCCTCAAAGAATCATAACGGTATTCATCTCTCCTTCCGCGAGCTTCAGCAAGGTTTTTCAACCTAGATATTTCATTTGCAAAGCGTTGCTCGTATTGCTGTGTCAAATCGTTTTCACCTTTCATAAATATGTATGCTTCAACAAGACTTCCATATAATAAGGCATTTCTAGCATTTTGTGAAAGCCATGTACCTGTAGTGTCTGAAACTAATGAAGTTGGTTTGTAAAGATAGTGTAATTCTACGTCATAATTTTGATCTGGCACTGGGCTTACAATAAGAGTAGATCCATTATCAGTGGCTGTAGAAAGCTCTGCATCAAAATCAGCATAGTATAATGGCCTACCATTTTCAGACGTGTCTGTTGGATCTACTGAATATTCACGCATAAATGTTGGGTGTTTTTTATCTAAATAGTGATAATCTCCATTAGCATCTATAACTGCTAAAGAAAAACTTGTTTGATAATCTGAAGGTGTTGTCAAATAAGTATTACCTGCTGTTAGTGATCCAGTGACATTTTTACGAAAGTAATTTAGTTGTATAAGTTCAAAAATCCTATCTTCAGCGTTTTTAATAAAATCATCTAGCGTATTAACAAACGTAGTTTCTGAATTTTCTACGTAATTTTGTATTAAAGTTTTTAATTCTGATAATGTCATGTTAAGTATTTAATTGTCCACCCATACCTGAGTGATTACTACAGTAATAATAAAGTGTTGGAGCACCTGAGGCAACTGTTATTTCAGTGTAAGCTCCACCACTGCCTGGAGTACCATAAGTTGTTACCCCAGTTGTATATTCTGATCCACCAGCGTGCGTACCATTAGAGGTTGTAGATATTCTTAAAGGATGTGTAGCATTACTACTATCAGATTGACCGAATTGATAAGTTCTACCTTCTGTTAAGTTTAGAGTGGGAGCTCTAACCCCATCAATATAAAAATAATTAGCACCTGAATATTCTGCCACTGTTACTGCATAAAGTGTAGTGGCAGATACTGAAACAGTGACTGATCCTAAGCTTGCTGTTGCACTAACTCCTGTTGGCTCAGCAGTAGGTGTTGGTGAGGGAGATGGTGCTACTTGCGTAGTAAAAATTGTTGTAGAACCAAGTATACCTGTTAATTTATCTACATTAAAATTTGTAGGTAATGTTGAAGGACTCATAAAGTCTGGTTTAAAAATATCTTTATAAGTAACGACAACAAACCCTTCTCCAGCATCAACATCATTATTTGGTCTAGGTTTGTAAAGTGACTCTGGATCAGCTTTAGCTCTTAATGGTTCTAGTTGTGGATGTTTTGGTTCGTAACAATTCGAACAAACTTTTAAACCGTTCCATTCTTCTTTTAATTCTAGTAATTTGTATTCAAAACCGCATCTATCGCATAAACCTTTAGCAAATTTACCAGTAGCATAAGCCATCACATCATCCTAATACTGGGTCTTATGTTAAAAGATGCTCTATCTTCATCTTGATCAGCAGCTCTTCTAAATTCTTCTTCGTATATTGCTTTAAGTTGTGCAGTTCTCTCTGGTGCTCTTTTTAATGATATGTAGTAGGCCAATCCTGCTGCAAAACAAGGAAAAAACCTAAACGGCATATCCATAGTATTTGTTGCTTTATCTGCATCATCCATTCTTACTATTTTATTAAATACAAGTATGTCTGTAGAATTTTCTGGTGCAGGCCATATTTTTAAAGTAGGTGTTGATAATTTATCAAAGAAAAATTGTGAAGGCCTAGCTTTAGTGGTTTTATTTGGAATATTTATATATTCAGACCTACTAACTCTATTCATACTAATATCTGTTTGTGTTTGATTAATTGTTCTACGTAGAACAACGTCTAAAATATCTATTATATTTGCATTTAAAGAATAATCAGTTGTGCCCTCTGTCACTGTTTGTGTGGCTTGCTCTATAGTCCACTGGTTTAAGCCTCTGTTTGCCCATTCAGCAAGCATGAGATTTATAGATCTACGTGCGGTTTTTAGATCATAACCAGTGCGTAGCTCTAAACCACATCTTTCAAAAGCCTCCTCAACAAACTCTGCTACATTTGGCTCAAAATTTGTACTGCCTGATAGTGCCATAATTAATCCTCATATAAATTATCAAAAGTTATTGACGGATCAAGATAACTTTCATGTCCCTCTGCGGAATGTTTCCACTGCGAAGGTTTAAACTGAGGTGGTCCTTCACCTGTAACCCATAGTGCTGGACTTGTTGCCCTGACTCTATTGTTTGGTAAAGCAACAAAGTTGCCCTTCCACTCACAGTCTTCAGTTATATATAATACATGACTTTGTTTATGTTGTGCAGGATCATCTGCAATATCTGTATTTGTGTAATCAACCGTAAAAAGATACTTTGCTTGATAGAAGCCCCCATCTATTTTAGCAATCCAAGGAGAAGAACTAACTCTATCCATAGTAACAACACTATGATCTCTTGCTTCACAATCCCAAGGTTGTGCTAAATGATCTTCCATAGGCTTAGGGTAATCTTCCATAGGTATATCAGCTACAAGAGCTTGTATGGGCATCCTAGCCCACATAGCACCACCGTGTATGTTACCCTCGTCCCAATCATCACAATTAGACTCTTCTCCAGTAAATACAACTTGAAAACTTAACGATCTATCTGGAATCGTGTTTACTGCAATAGCTAAGGCATGTAAATATTCGCCCTGATATTGCTCATGATTATGTGTAAACTCTCTCCTAACCCAACACTTAAAGTGTGGGATATTACTAATCAAATAAGGCACTATCTCAAACGATTTCTTCTTCTATTAGCGTTGCCTGCCATCATGACTGATCCACCCTTAGACTTTTTAATTACAGATGAACCTTTAGATTTTTTAAGTACAGATGATCCTTTGGATTTTTTTAATACTGCACTACCTTTTGACATCTTTCTAACAGAGCTACCTTTAGACATTTTTCTAACGGAGCTTCCCTTAGACATTTTTCTAACAGAACTTCCTTTAGACATTTTCATCATGCTTCCGTTTTTAGAGTTTTGACCTGGCATAATAGTTCTCCTTACTTCTTAGTAGATTTTTTTGTGGTTTTTTTAGCAGGTGCCTTTTTCTTTGGCATATTATAAAGAATACGCTCATCTTTAACTGGCTTATCTGGTCTTACTTTAGCATCTAATCTTGCTTGCAATTTTGGATCAACTGTTGATTTTTTCTTTGGCATATTTATCTCCTATCTTTGAGTTGTATATTTACGCCTACCAGACATAACTTTACCACAACCTCTAGCTATTTTGCCATCTTTCTTTTTTTCTGCTTTTCCGCCATTAACAAAATATCCCATTCTATTACGAACTTCTACTGATAATTTAGGCAATCCTTTGTTTCCTGCTGGTATTTTTTTTAATTTTTTCTTTATTTTTTTCATATTTTAATGTTACCTCAACCTATTACTCATAACAATTCCTTGGCCACGTATTGTTACACGCCCACCTGATTTTAATTTATTAGATACCATAATTGGCTTACCTTTTCTGTTTGGGTTAGGATCTTTTTTTCTTTTACGTGCAACTAATTTAGCTCTATCTGCCTTAGACATGCTTTCAGCTTTTTTACGTGGCAAACACTTTGGTTTACCCTCGGCTTCCTTTCTACTACCGCAAGATCCTAATATTGAACCGTCTGCCCCAATTCTTACCCACTCTTCGTCTAGCCAGCTTTGTAATTGACCTTTGCTCATCTTAATCTGTCTGACATTACAGCACCTTGTCCTCTTATAGGACCACCAAATCTTTTACCTTTTCTTTTACCGCCTTTTGCTTTTTTTGCATAATTAGGATCTTTACAGTATTTAGAAGCAGCTAAATTTGCGTACGCAGAAGGATAAACATCAAAAGTTCTTTTTGCCCAAGCTTTACCCTCTGGGCATATTTTACCTTTGCTTTTAGCTGCACCACCTTTTTTCATTTTTATGGACTGTAATGTTTTAGCTTGAGATGCGTGTAATTTACTTGCTTTTTTTAAACCCTTAATAACTTTTTTTAATTTTTCTTTAGCCATTATTTTATTCTACCATGTTTTCTTCTAATAGCATCTTTACCTCTTCTGAATATTTCTGCTTGTCTTGGCTTGCCGCCATATTTCGATCGTTGCTCACCAACTGTTAATATACGAATTAGTCTTGCAAAAGGTTTTTTTGTTTTTATAACCTTTTTTACAGTATCTTTAGCATCTTGAATTGTGGCATATTTGATTGATACGGTATCCTTTGGGTTTTCGTCTGTATATAACCTTCTATCGCTACCTTTTGGTTTTTTGCCTGTTCCAACTTTGGGATCGCGTTTTTTTGCCATTTAACAATCCCAATCACGCCTAGCCCAATAGTTAGCACTACACCTATCTGTAGTGCCGCCCATTCCTTTACTTCTAGCACAATAAGATTTTTTACGTTTTGGATTATTTTTGTGCATACCAAGTTTGGCATCACCAAAAGTAATACGTTTTACCCTTGATTTTTCACTACTACAACCTCTAACAAAAACCTCTTTCCGTTTTTTGCCATAACCAGGGCTACCTTTTGGGATAGCCCTTGGTCTATTAAGAGTTACGGTTTTGCCTTTGTACTCTGCCATTCATTAATAATTCTTATTTAAAACAAGAATAATTGAATAAGCATCACCACTTGAGTGGCCGACTGTTGTAAAGTCTATATCACCAGTTACGCCTGACCCTGCGTTATTAGGTATACCGCTAAATCTATCGTCATAATACTCATCACCTGTGCTATCTGCTGGTAAAGGTATTGCTAAAACGTTAGTTGAAGCGTCAAACTCAATATCTACACCCATACCTCTGGTTGCCCAGTAAATACGTGCTATAGAAACGCCAGTACAAGTTTCGCCCTTGCTGTTAGTGGTTAAAGCTGAAACATCAACTTTTTTAACAGATGACTCACCTGTACCGTCAGACTCATTAGTAAACTTTAAGATAGCAACTCTTTCACCATCTTGAATAGTTTGTGAAGTTACTGTATCTGCCATTGTTTACTCCTATCTTTCTACTGCTGCTACAACGTAGTCAATAGTCATAGTTTGTGCTGAAGCCTCACCATTTTGAATACCAAATGACACGGTTAGTTCCTCATCATCTGGTAAGTTTGTGATTGCAACACCAACTGGAGCAGCATTATTAATTGAATAAAATACTTTTGAAGCATCTGGATCAATAAACCATGTTGTTGTGATGAAAGTATCATCTGCCATAGTTGCTACATCTTCTGTAGTAGTAGCAGTATTATCTTTCTCAACTAAGAAATCTAAACCTGCGTCACCGTCTGCAGAAATAAAGAAAACACCGTCTGTTGTATCAAGAGGTGTTGTGTCTGTTATACCAAGACCCATAACAAAGTCAGACTGATCTACATCATTTACTTTGAATCTAGCAGAAAAGTATGCTTTCTTACTTGTGCTTAATTTAAACCCTTCACCTTTTAATTGTAAAAAGTCTAAATCGTTATCTCCTGCAGCATTGGTGAGCAATAAAGCTCCTCCTGCTGAAGAAGTAACAGCTTCAGTTGCACTACCTGTACCAGCCTCAGTAGTTGTTATAGTCCAATCACCAGAGTTATATGTAAAAAAATCATTATGATACATATAAAATGTTTGATCTGATGGATATGGTGCAAACATAGGTTGGTTTTTCTTGTGCTCAGTAGCAACAGTATTACCTGCCCATAAAATTAAGTTTTGAAAATGTGGATTAGCCATTATGAACTCCTTTACTTGTATTAATGGAAATCGAATCGATCCTCATTAAGCTAATTAATTTAAAACTATCTTGAGTTTACACCCACAATACAAACTAAGCAACAAAAAAAAGGGAGCCGAAGCTCCCTAAAAATTGTAGTTGAGTGAGAAACGCTACAATAATCCGTTCCTTAAGCTCCTTGAGAACCGTATACGGCTCTAAAGTTTGAGTAACCGAAAGAGTATCTTTCTCTAGCTTTGTATCTCATATTGCCTGTGTCAAAGTCACCTTCTAATGCAGTTTGCATAGGACTTCTTTCAAAATACTTAAATCCATCTGGACAGTCAGTTTTGATGAAGTATGCATCTGTATCAGTTAGGTAATGATTGACTACATAGCCTTCAGGAAGCATGCTGTTGATATTCGCGATAGCGTTAATATCGTTATCTGAAGTACCAACTCTACCTGGGCTGTTGAGTAGTCTATCTGCAACAAAGACTAACTGTGGTGGGACAATAAGCTTCATTCCTCTTAATGCAATATTAAGACCTCTATCATCTGTAAATGTAGAGATGCCAATTAATGCATCTTCAAGAGAAGTTTCGTTTAAGTCCGCCATAGTTGTGGCTCTATTCGCTAGTGAACCTCCACCTCCAAGCGGATGATCTGTTGCAATCAAAGTTTTACCATCACCACCTGTTGTACTAAACGCGTTGTTTAATACTGAAGCAGCTTTGATTTGCTTTGTATTTGCCATAGATCTTGCTAGGGCTTTGGTATATCTTGCTCCAAGTCTATCATAAAGATTGTCTTCAATTGCTTCTTCTGTTAGAGCAAAAGCAAGAGCCACTGTTTCGTGAGTGTAACGTGAAGTATAACCTTCGTTAGCGTTGTCAAATCTGACTCCGCTACCTTCAGCTTTTACTTGGGCGTTACCAAACCCAACGATTAGTGTTTCTTCTTCAAAAGCTCTATCTGAAGATTCAGTTTCATAAATCTCGAGATGCTCGGCCTCATATCGGGCATATTCCATACCAAATAAGGCGTTTAAACCTGGCTCTAATTCTTTCGCTAATTGTGCTCTATTAATTGCCATTATTTATACTCCTGTTGGATCGATATAGAAATGCTCGTTAAATTTAACAATCACATTTACGTTAGCTGAACCTGTTGTGCTGTTGTCTGGGTCGCTTGAAAAACCCATAATTCTAAAAGTTGCAGTAGTTGCTGCTGTTGTTCCTGACAACTCCATGGCTGACATACCAGTTTTGGTAGAGCCAGAAGTATAAGAAATATCAGCGTTCAAACCGACATCAGTTTGAGCTGGAGAACCTGCACTTTGAATTTCAAATACAGCATCAGGATCATCTACAACAAATGCTTTAATATCGGACGATACAGTGCCATCAGGAAAGTGAGAACTGAAAACAGTTTCACCTGAAGAGTTTGTAAAAGTACAACCTCTAAATACACCTAAAGCTTCATCCCCAGCACCAGCTACTAAAATAGTACCTGTGTTGAGCATTTTTACTAAATCGCCTGAAAAAAT